GTTTGTGACTTTAACGCGACGATACCAAGCGTTGGTGTTTGCGTCGAGTGAAGCGTCAGTATTGACGGTATCACCAGCAGCAACGGCACCAGCAGCAGCGAATGGGTTAGCAGCCATACCATAGCGTGTCTTGAACCCAATCTTTGGCTGGAAGGTGTCTTCACCGACTGCACGAACCATCTGTAGTGGAACGTATGGGCAGTAGAAGATACCGGCGTCAAATGCGCTAGAACCCTTATAGCCTACAGTCATGTAGTTAGCAACTGCATATGGGTCAATGTAGACTCTGAAGCGACCGTTCAATACACCTACGAAAGTGTTGCCGGTATCATCAGGGTTTAGACCAGATGAGTTGATTGCAGGAGCGTAGTCAAGTACACCAGCCATCTGAAGTGCAGAAGCAACGTCTGATGAGCAGAGGATGATGTTACCTTTACCACGGCGGGTTGACTTAGCGATCTGGTTAGCTTCACGCTCTACCTGGAACATCAAGCCCTTGAACTTTTCAACTGACCAGCGGCCGTTTGAATCAGTGTCGAGGTCGAAGATACCAGAAGCAGTGGTGTCAGAAGTAGCACCAGTTACAGCTGAGAGGTTAATGGTACGAACAACTTCTCTGTTGATCTCAGCAAGGATCTCAGCAGATAGGATGTTAGCAAGCTCAGTTTCAGCATCCAAACCATGGATAGCTTTCAAGTCCTGAGCCAATTCCATTGTGTACTCAGCTTTGAGTGCACGTGACTTAGCTTCTACAGAAACCTTCTCGATTGAGAAAGCCATTTCTGGGAAGGCGTTAGCAGCACCGTCACCAAGACGCTCAGCTTGAGCAGTAGACATACCAGCTTCAAAGTTGAAGGTCTGGCTGTTACCTGTTGGTGTAGTACCGAGGTTGTTAGAACCACCACCGAACAATTCGGTGTTAGCATCGGCTGCGTCACGTACGGTTGAGTGACCGGTGTTTGCTTCGCCGTAGAAGGCTTCTGCACCACCTTGAGTACCGTAACGAGCACGCATTGCAAAGATCAAGCCGGTTGGGCCAGTCATTGGCTGAACGCCAACTAGATCATATGCAACTAGGTTTGGCATTGCACGACGAACCAATGAAATCAATACTGGATCGTAGTTATCAATACTATTGCCTGTGGCGTTAGTAGGTGCGGCTTCAGCAAGAAGACCTGCATGAGAGCCATAACCGCGAGACTCTTGAATAGCCTTCTCGGTGTTTTCTAGAAGTTGAGAGACAACAGCGCGCTTATGAGAATTCTCGATCTTAGGAAGATCAGGATGCTCAATCACTGGCTGCCATTTGCTTTGAATAGCTTCTGCCATATATGACATTTTAGTTACTCCTTTTGGGTTTACTTTATATTATTTATAAAAACTTATCTTTTTACCGTTCTCGCGAGCGCTTGAGCATACGCTGCCATTGGACCAGCTGGTGCCACTTCAGCTTCCTCGATGGCCTCTTCATTATCAGAGATATCGATAGCTGTTTTCTTCTCGGTCTTGAAATAGTTTTCTTTGATTACACCTAGCTTCTTAGCATAATCTTCCAAGTCTGAGTGAGAAACATTTTCTGTTAAAGCTGCAAATTTTTCGACCTGAGTGTCGGTTAGACCTTCAGCTGCCTCAGCAAAAACTTCTTTCTTCTGGGCTTCTTCAATTTGCTTCTTCATTTCAAGATTTTCAGCCATTTGCTCGTTAAGCTTTGCTTCTAGCTCTTCAGCCTTAGCACTTGCTTCTGCAAATAGATCTAATCTTTCTTCTGGTACGTCAATGTAAGACTCGGTAAACAATGTTTTTAGTTTACCCATGAAGTCTTCGGCAATCTCTGTGCGAAGAGTAGATTCGATGGCTACTTCATTTTTCTCCATCCACTGCTCTGCGCAATAGGTAATGTAATCGTCTACCTTAGTGATTACTTCTGCAACTGCTTCTTCGAGCTCTTCGTCGAATTTAGCTTGCAGCTCCTCCTCTAGACGAACTCTTTCTTCTGAAAGTTTAGCAGATACAGCAGCTTCAAAAATTGTAACTGCACGATCCATTGCTTCTTCAGAGAGATCGTCACCAAATACCTCTTTAACGTCCTCTGCGGTAAGTGCCAATTTTTCATCTTCTTCGACAGCTTCTTCTTTAAACATAGAAGCATACATGTCTTGTAATTGACCCTTAGGGGTGTTGGACAACTTATTCATCATAGCATTGATCATGCCTAGACGTGTACCGGGTGTATTGTCAGCCAATTTTGGCGTGGCCTTATCACCTGGCATCATTTTATCAGCTTTACGCTTCTTAGGGCTTACATTAGTAGGATCAGCAACAATGCTGTTCTCACCGTCAGCCTTAAACTCGTCAAGCTGCTCTTCGTGATTCAGCTCTTTATCTGACATCTTATTTACTCCTTAGAGACAGTTTTATTAATAGTATTTATAAATTCTAAACCTTGGAAATTTCGTTAAGAAACTTCTGAAATACTTTAAGCTTCTTATCTTCATCCAACCGTTTGATACGA